ATTAAGCCAACAAGATACCGTTGACCTTCTAAATGACGCAGTTCATCAGTAGAAATATTAGGGCCACTTACCATTTCAATGGTTATACTACGCAAGTATTTAAGAATCTCTTGACCAGTAGGCTGAGAAAATAAAACGCCAAAGTTAAGGCTTATCTTATCTTCTTCTGTTTTCTTTCTTGCTATTCCGTCTAAACCAATGTGACTATTCTGCGGCAATAGGTGGTCCTGCTTGTTGTTCCTGTTGTTGCATTTGCATTTGCTGCATCATTGCAACTATCTGTCTACGCTCTTCTGCGTCACGAATCAAGGTGTCAGGTACACCAAATTTTTTGGCAAGATGAATAGCTGTTTCTTCAGAGTTAATTAATATGTTTGTAGTCTCAGGCCCAAAGTACGCATTAACCAATTCAAGAAATCTAGAAACGGAAGTTATATCCTGATTAGATTGAGCTTGTGCTAATGGAGAAACTGAACGTATCTTTACCTCTCGACCATTAACAGTTGGCATTTCTATACGCCCTTGTTTCTTGAGGATATAGATTACTCTTTGTAATACTGGCTGCACTAACTCAGCTTGCAGCCTACCAAACGCTGATCCTATCCTGCGTGATAAATCTGCCATACGTTCAGCAACTTCTGTAGCAGACGCAGGAGTTCTATCTGGATTTCCTAGCATATCATTGTATAATGCGCGTTTTATATTCAAGCGCATATCACCTAAAACTATGTCAGCAACATCAAATCTTCCTGCTGATTGTATAGGTTGTAGTCCACCAGACTGCGGAGACTTAGGTATTATAGTACCAGGGACTAGATTAATAGTATCAGGGTTTATAATTCCATCATCATCCATTTGATAAATACCAGAGATTGCCATTTGTGCATTCTCTAATATTAACTGAATAGTCAGGTTTGTAGTCTTTATAGCTGATAAAGCATTTATTAATGGGCCTCTGCCGTATACTTCTCCTGCACACTTAGACCATCTAAAACAAACATATGGATTAGAACCAACGCCAGAAAACTTTCTTTCAACAATAGCCTCTTTTGTAGACATATCTATTACATAATATAGATATGCTTCTTCATTACGCTTTGTATAATCTTTGCATATAATCTCAAGAGTTGTACATTTGCCTTCTGGATCTCTGTCAATTCTATTCTGTATTTTCATATCAAACTTTGCATCTTCATAAAGTATAGGAAGATCAGAGTTTCTAATATTCTTACGCTCTCGAAAGACATGATCTATCTTATCATCAGGTCCAGTATCAAGAACAACATGAGGCAATGGTATTGCTGAAAACATTATAGGATTAACAGCATCACCTTCATCTACACAAAGAACACCAGTACCTACTGCTAGATCCATAAATGCTTCATGTACTTCCTGAGAGAAGTTAGAGTTTTGTAGTATCTCAAATACATACTCTGTTACTTCATCAAGATCGTTTTCAATAAAATCTTTCTCAGAGTCTGGTACTTCTGATCCTGCGGTAAAATCAGCCCACCTAGCAAAGTTGGGAACTAATCCTGATTGCAGTCTAGATGCAAACTCTTGAACACCAACCACTGCTGTTTCGTCAAAGATCTTATCATCTCTACGTTGTCCTGCGGTTTCATAGTAAAATGACTCACGTTGAGGCAATGCATACTCATAACATTCTTCAAAAAGATCAACAAAGTTTTGCCTATGAGCTTTTGCTTTCTCGTATCTTTCTAGGTATTTTTTTGAATTTTGTATCATAAGAACCTACTATAGTATCCGATTCCACCAGTAGAACCAGTAATTAAAGATCTTCTACCTGCTCCACCTCTGCGACCAGTTCCTGCCTGTCTAGTCTGCACATTTAATTCTCTTTCAGATCCAGACAAAACTCTACGCCCAGAACCTACTTCTTGAGTTCTTTCTAATCTTTTTCTAAGCAAGGACTGTTTTGTTCTGGCTCGTTTTATTCTTTGTCGCCTTAGTTCTTCTGCTGCTAACTTTTCTTGATCTGATATAGCTTCTTCTGGATCGCGTGTGTAAATACTTTCTGCTGTTACAGATGTGCCACCAATAGTTCCACCTGATGATGTAGTAATATCATCTCCACCAGTTATTATAGTATCATCTTCACCAGTAGAAGTTGTAGAAGTTGTTGTTGTGGTAGTGGTAGTGTCATCACCGCTAGTATCAGTTCTTCTATCTTTTTTACGTTTTTTACTACGAGCTTGCTGATCTGCTAAAGCTTTTTGAGAAGCAGCACTACGTTTTCCTAAATCACGATAATACGCTGTGTTTTTTTCTTTAACTCCAATATCCATCTTCAGATCATCGAGTGCGCTATTCTTTTTTGCACTCGCAATTCTATCAAGACTAACGTAACCGCTTGAGCCTTTAGCTCCTTTTGTTTTAGAAATACCGCTATGACTGCTTTTTTTCTTTTTAAAACAACTACCCATTTAAGTCTCTCCTGTATTCAGAACCTACAGATTCATACCCAAGTTTTTCTATTAGTTTATGTGTTCTTTCCAAAGATATACCTGACGAACTACCATTAACTAAGAACCTAGCACCTTTTTCTATTGCCCACTTCTCAAAGTTTCTTAGCAATAGAACGCCTATTAAACCACCACGATACTCAGGTCTTACATACCATATGTCACTATTAGCAGCAAAAGTTTGGGAAAAGTAAAGCTGATATATACTTCCAAATATAAATCCTACGTTCTCTCCACTTACTTCAGCAACAAATATGCAAGACATATTATCTTCTATTTGTTCTTCTAAGTACCTAGCAAACACAGCATCGTCAAAAGGTATATCATTTAACTCACTCTCAGCATGAAAGTCTCTTGCCATTTCAAAAATACAGAGAACATCATCCCTTGCAGCGCGTCTATATATTGCTTTGCGGTTCATCATGTTTCCTTGCAAAACATAGATTTAAAATAATTTCAACGCACAAGTGACCATACACTAGGTTTTTTGGCAACACTTTTTGGCTTTCTGGTAAATACATCAAAGTCTTTTCTACCATTTACAACTTGTGCAGGTTTCTGGTTTGACATCAAAGCACGGCCTTCTCCTGCTCCCAACATTAGATATTGTAGTGCATCGTGTATGTGAGAGTACATATTCTTATCAGGTTTATCTGCATATCGCTCACCACTTACTTCCATGCGCTTGTAAGCATAGCCTCCTTCAAATCCTTTAAGAAGCTGAGAACAACGTCTGTCTATTAAAAACGCAGGTTTACCTTCAACCATCTTATTAAGTTGCTGCGCCACTGACTCCAAGCGAAGATCCACAGAATTACTTGGGGCGGGAAATGCACGTAGGCCAGCACCTCTAAGTATGTGAAAAGGGGTAGATTCGTCCGTTTGCGCCCGAAAATCCCCTGCTGGATCACCATATATATAGACATCGGAAGCTTGAGAAAAACGAGTAGCAATTTCATTTCTTAGTACCTCTGCAAATCTAACAATGCCCATATCAAAAGCAACTACCTCAGATTGAATTAGCCACCTGTTTCTTACCTTTTGACCTATAACAGCCGCAGGAGTAAGCCCAAAGTCTATACCAATATACAAAGGCAACCCTGCTGCAACTGGTATTTCTTCTTTGGCAACATGAGTTTCACTAGCAAACATAGGATATACTGGTTTGCCATCTTGTATAGTGCCAAGCCTATTCATTACATAAACATCAATCCAAGACTTTGTTTTACCTTGTATTAAGTTTGTATAATAGTTTTGAAGCATGTTCTTTTTGTTTTCAGCTTCATCATTAGGCTTATAATTTTCTACTTCACCATCTTCATTATAGACTTCTTTCATACCAGATGGTTGTGTAAAGAACTCCCAATTATCAGGCTTGACCAACATCTTAGCCTGATCTCTAGGAATGTGATCTGGTATTGGAACTTCGCCTGACATAATAGGCCACCAGTGATCTTCTTCTGGTGCGTTAGTATCTGCAATAACGCCTGTCCAACTAGGTCCACCTTCACGCATAGAAGGGAATCGTCCAACCCTCATCGTACAAGCATCAATAATACTTTTGGGTATCTCCCTTGCTTCGTTTATCCAGATGCCTGTTAGTTCGAGGGACAATAATTTTTTAACATCTTCTGGACGGTCAAGAGCAAGGAAGATAACCTCTAGGTCCATGTCTCCTTTCTTTATGTGATGGGTATAAGGCACAGACCAAATAAATTTACCCCACTCATTCTCAGGAAACCAATCAAGCCAAGTCTTAATTGTTGTCGTTCTAAGCTGTGGGTTTGTGTTTCTTATGATAGCCCATCGACTTCTGCGTATGCCACTATCGTTTTTCTTTTGAGAAAGAGCGCGTCTAAATACTTCTACGCAACAACCAACAGACTTGCCAGAACCTACAGGACCGCGAATGCCACGAAAGAACGTATCGTCCTTCATAAATTTTTTTAGGACTTCACCATCAGGTTTGTATTTAAAGTCTGTCAATTTTGTGATCCACCGCAAACTTTAGCATACGCTCAATCACATCAGGAGCAATAACATCAATAACCTTGTCAGCTTCCATGTTGGTCTGGAAGTCTTTGGGATGATGCTGAAGGTGTACCTTCTTTACAATCCTGCGCAGTAACTCGCGGTCATGCTTAGAAATAGAATGACTAAAACTCATTCGTCCTCTAGTTCTACCCTCTTAGGCGCAGCCTTCTTCTTGGGTTTTGCATACGCTTCGTTTATATCTGGTGTAGAAGGGTCATCGCCTTTGAGTCTGCCATTGGAGCTTCTGGCTCTCTTGGGTTCTGGCCCTTCCACCAACCTGCGAGACTCGGGGGTTCTTGTCTTACCAGTATAAGTTGTTCCTGCTAGAACGTGAGTTTCGCCTGTATACAATTCACCACTAGTCAAATAAAAAGCCATTACTTATAGCTTCCTGACATAAGTGTTTTCTTTTTCTTCATAGGCTTCTTCTTTTCATCCGCAGCCTTCTTAGCCGCAGCTATTCCCTTCTTAGTATATGGGAACTTTTTTCCATTAACATTAGGCATTTCTATATCTCCTTACCTTGTTAGCAATCTTTTTCGGTTGAGCCACAAACTGTTTACCCTTTGCCTTACCCTCTCGTTTGGCTCTGGTTGTAGCGCGATACTCAGCATCACTAAGAGCAGCGATAGCCTTAGAAGGAAGGTAGCGTTCACCAGTTTCGCTAGACTTCTTACCAGACTTAGTTCTCCACTTCTGTTTGCCCCAGTTTAATAATGAACGCTGTGTAGCTTTCACGACTTGTAGCCTCCACCTCTAGCCTTATAAGTCTTTGCAAGCAACTGAGCCTTTCGAGCCGACCATTGTCCTGCCGCAGTGCCATGAGTAGCCCTTGCCTTTATAGACTTAAATAAACTCTCACGCATTTTTGGCTTCGTGTAAACCCCTGCTTGATTAACTTTACTCATGACTTCTTATTCCTTGCTGCAAATGACCTAGCTGCCGCTACACTACCAAAACCCCACTTCTTTAATGCCAAAGCTTTTCTTGTAGGTCTACCCTTTTCATCTTTCATCGGACCCTTCATCCCTGCAAACCTAGCAGCAAAAGAAACTCGTCTTGGATTCTTACCCTTCGGAACAGGCCTTTTTAAGTTAGCCCCCTCCTTACGTTTAAAATATTTCCTACCTGCCTCAGTCAATCCACCAGACGGACTCTTGTGTATCTTTCTCATGCTGCGTACCTTTCTAGAAAAAAATGTGAGTGAAGGACTACTGTCACTCTACATTGCGCAGTTTTTGACCCCACCCCCTCACGTTAGGTCAATGGACACTTTAATATCCCCCGCTACCTGCACCTGCGAACGATCTATAGGCTTAAACCCTGCACGATCTAACAGATCCTTCGAGGCTTCAAGCTGCACGTACTCTGACTTAGCCCCAGATGCTAACTGCACAACTCGACCCAGTGCTTTAGCTGCATTCATTCCAAACGCATCACTCATTGCTTCCATCAAGTACTGTCGCACATGTGCAGTTTTCATCGCCTTGTATGCTGAAACTCTACCGCTATTGCCTTCAGCGTATCCTGCCTCATGTGCAGCTTGTGTGAGGTTGCCTCCATTTGCTACAAACGCTTCAACCAATCTACGTTGTCGATCTGTTAGATCACGCTTAACTAGTGCCATTTGATCTCCTGTATCAACCCCCCTTCCCTGTTCCCCCCTTTTCTAGCACATCAATGTAAAGGCTTGTCAACGCACAAATGGCACATCTGCTACAACTTTCTACACAAGAGCTACTGGATCGTTCGCCAGAGCATCCAAAGCCTCGACGCTCGTCCATTAGATTTATTACTATTCCTGTATATATGAAATGGATTGGTGGCTAAACACCTGCGAACCACTGATCCGAAACATGGCAGAGGAAAGTTCGCAACAACTTCCCTCTTGCACTGGCGATAGTGCTCTTGCGATAGCTGTGTCTAGTTGTGGTTAGGTCAACTTGTGTGGGAAGAGGTTGCGAACTTCAAGCACGACCCACGGGGTCGCGTCCTCTTACGCCATGTTGTCGGGTGGTACGCAGGGGTTTATCCCCTGCATCAATTTAATATAAGGAAATAGTAATGACTAAATCTAAGACAATCGTAGAGACTTTGGATACTCTAACAAACTTAATTATTGATAACTACAAAGATCATGTAGGTGATGCACCAAATGATTGGGGTGTTACAGACATTGCAAGAAGCATTGCGAAAATGCCATTCTGGAGTGCGAAAAACAAACGTGACTACATAGATAGGTTACGTGCAGACATCGCAGGAAATACACAGTATGTAGATGGAGAAGCACTTCCAGAATCGGATCAAGGTCAAGCATATCATGATGCCAAAAGAAAGTATGAAAGAGTTGCACCTAACGTTGAGATAGAGGCAATGGCATTTGATGCACTAGGTGAGATATATGCCAAATGGTTCAAAGACTATACAGGTCAAGAGTTCTCACTCTACGGAAACAATACAAAGAATGTTGTTCAACTTACAAAGAAACAACAGGCAGCAATGCGAGCTATCGAAGCTCGACACAAGGTGGCGTAACAGCCACCACCAAGAGAGGGCGAGAGATAGTAAAGCCCTCTCTTAACTTCATAAATTAAGAATGTGCGTCCGCCATAGCGGATCGCTTCCGCGCAATGGCGCGGTGGCAACCGAAGCGGAGCGCAGGTGCAGGGGTCACTCCCCGAGGACACTCAAACTTTGACGCAAGCATTACTGAAGGGCGAAGCGAATGAAAAAAGCATTTGATATTATGATTGAGGTAGCGAAAGCTATCATTATATTCTTTTTATTATTTATTTTTATATCAACATTAACATAAGGAGTTAACAATGTTGGACTTTACTAATCCTACTTGGGATTTCCCAGTAGAACTACAAGAAACTTATGACCGTGATGGTAATAAGATCGAAGGCAATCGTGTGGTTGTTCGTACTGACACTGGCGAACACATGAGTCGTGGTGTTGGTGACAAGTACAAGATCATTACGCACAGTGATGTAGTCAACAGCATCATGGATTCTATTGATGATGTAGCTAATACTCTTGGTACTGCATACGAAGAAAAGATACACATCATTGATGGTGGTCGTAAGCTACGAGGTGAGATTAACTTTCCTGATTGGAAGATTGAACCAGTAGTAGATGACATATGTACATTTCGTATTCAATTCTACAATTCATATGATACTAGTTGGGCATTCCAACAATCGGCTGAAGCATTCAGACTGTGGTGTTTGAATGGTTGTACTACACCTAATACTGTAGCTAAGACTTGGGCAAAACATACGACTAACGTATCTGTTGTATCATCATCAGCTAAAATTTTAGCAGGTTTTGAAGCATTCAAACTAAACGATGTGTTATTCAAACAGTATGTTGATACCAAAATTAGTTATGAAACAGCAGAAATGTTTATCAATGATATGCTTTGTAAGGTAAAACAACGTAGTAAATTAGGACAGCCACATTTCAATATGCGTAGACGCGAAGAACTCTTGCGCATGTGGGATAACAATCGATCCAACATTGGTAACAATCAATGGGCATTGTATAATACATTGACTGAGTGGGCTACACATACAGATCACTTGGGTAGTCCAGAGAATGCTCGTCGGTTGCGTGAGAATGAGATTGCCAAAGCAATGAACTCAACAAGATGGTATGCACTATGAAAGTACAATTCAAACCACATCAACTGAGGTTTATAGCTGAAAAGATATGCCCTCATGTTCACTGGCCTACAGGCATCAAAGAAATCGGCACACTTCTAATGCAGGAGTGTGACGATATAAACATAGTTCAGTTTATGAACGAAGCCAATGAAGCTTGGGAAAAAAACTATCAATCAAAGCAAGAGGAGATAGACGATTGGGTAGAGTAAAACAAATGCTAATCGACATGGAGTATATAAAATGTACTAAGTGTAATGGCGATGGTGACTTAGAAAAAGTAACTTGGCATCCACAAGGTTTTGACCGTGACATTGGATACGAGAGTTCAACTATAGTTACATGTGATGAATGCGGTGGTGATGGGAAAATACCATGCGAGACATAGATACAATTCTTAACCAAGCATTCAAAGCATCGTTCTGGAAATACTTAGAGGAGAAACACAATGGAGTCACAGAACAAACAAATCAAAGCACATCTTCAATCAGGTAAAACATTGACTGCAATACAGGCATTGGAAATGTTTGGCTGCTTTCGATTGGCTGCAAGAATAAAAGATCTAAAAGATAGCGGCATGATTATTGATAAAGCTATGGTTAAAAATGATAATGACAAACACTACGCTTTGTATTGGGAGGTAACCTAATGCCATCATTTCATATTGGTTTTCATTACGCAGAAGGTATGAATCTTACTATAACTGCAAAAGATAAAGATGAAGCATCTTATATAGCAAATGAAATTTTGCAAGAATACTCAGGCAGCATAGAAGAAATACATTCTATGAAACATGTTGAAAATTATAAATGTGTTCATAGAGAATCTATGATTACAGATTTAACTGAGGCTTGACTATCTAACTGCATATGTGCATATGCTTCGGCATGTTGAAAAGTTATTGGGATCAGATCCTAGAAAAACATCGTTATGTAGACATGCCGTTGCACAAAGTTTTTATTGTAGCAAAGATACCTACGTCTACTTACTACCGAACAATCAATGGGCGTAGTGAAATAAGCTATGAAACTGCAAAGAAAGTTTATCAAACATTAGATAGATTATCTAAACGGTGGCCTACAGGTTTGGTTACACCAAAGAAAATCAATGGCGCAGTTTCAAAACTACACAAAAGCAACAGAAGTAACTGAGAGTTACACTGATCTTGTCGATGCTTTGATAGCTAGACGTAAACATCTTGGCCTGTCACAAGAAAGACTTGCAATGGAGATTGGCTGCACCTTATCTTTAATCCACAAATGGGAGCAATACAAACGTGTGCCTTCTGGTTTCATGTTAACGTGTTGGTTAGATGCACTTGGCGCGAAGATCAAAGTCTGTTCGTACAAAGATTAAGTCAGGCACATGCGAGTGCGATAGCTGTGGTATTGTCACAGAATATTTTGTTGCAATATTACATGCTGAGAAACCTGCAAGCTATCATATGGTTTGCTTAGATTGTTATGAGAAAGACATATGGGAAACAAGAATAAGCAGAAAGGTAGCTATCACGAACGATGGTTCGTCAAGTGGCTTGAAGAACAAAACATCGAAGCAAAAAAAGTCCCACTCTCGGGATCGCTCGGAGGAGAATACTCAGGCGACATTCACTTACCGTCATTGGTGGGACGAAATCTAGTAGCTGAAGTAAAGTATCGCACAACATCTAGTTTTCCCAATGCTTTCAAAGTCTTAGAAGATAGAGACTTAGCATTTTATAAAAGAAAAGATGGAAAAGAAAAAGTTTGTGTGATATTGTCAGAGGATCTTTTTAAGGAACTAGTCAAAAGGATAAAATAAAACCCTGCCACATGGAGAGGACAGGGTTCTATATATAAGGAGTAACACATGTCAAAGCATAAACATGTTGTACGCTGAGATATTACTACGAGAAGTAGTCCAGTGGCAAGTTGAAAATGCACACGCAAAACTAATTATGTTGCTCATAGCAGACCATACGGATCTCTATGGCATAGCATATCCTACGATACCAAGACTGTGTAAACTGTCAGGATTAAGTAGAAGCTCAGTTATCCGAGCAGTAAACTATTGTGTTAAACACAACTATCTAACTAAAGTTGCAGGTAAAACAGGCACTGCAACTATCTATCAATTCAATTGTTTAAAAGAGGAGGGTGTCAGCGTGACACACCAAGAAAAGAATAATGTTACTAAACTAAATAATAATACTACTTGGGGTGTCAGTGAGACACCTACCTTCGATGACTTCTGGAATACCTATCCAAGAAAAATAGCCAAAGGTCACGCTCGACTTGCGTTTGAAAGAGCACTGAAGAAAACAGATGCAGTAACTATACTCACGGCAGCATCTAAGTTTGCTGAGAATGTCGAACACAAAGAGAAACAATACATACCGCACCCAACCACATGGCTCAATGGTGAGCGATGGGATGATGAGATAGATGATGTCTCAGGTAGATCAAACACTGATCGTCTTGATGATATTATTAACTTCGATAGGTACGCATTTGAAAAACTAAGCATATACAAAAAATAAAGGAATAAAAATGAAAGAACAAAGAGAATATGCAATCTTCAAAAGAAAAAGCCAATGGCTTTGCTATGCTATACCACCATTAACTAGCCAAATGGCTATTTACACAAAACACAAAACAAAATCTCAAGCTTTGGAAGAATTAGAAAAAGAAATTAAAATGACTTTTAAATTCAAATCAGCAAAGCAAGTGTTAGCTACTATTCATAAAAGCAATGGTTCTATAGATTATAAGAAAGTAATTGTAGATGAAGTATGATGATCGCACACGTATCGTAGGTTCATGGCTACAGCAATTACTGCGTAGATACACACCGCCTACTGGCATGGACAATGAGACACTCAAAGAAGAAATGGTTTTGATTGTAGAAGATGTAAACAAACACATACCTTCTCAGTTCAATGACGATATGTTTAAGGGTGTTCTAGTTAGGATTGACGGACAGATCCGCGCCATTCATGGAGCGCGGACATGGCCGACAATCAAAACATTTATAACTGCAACCCAAGAAAGTGTTAAAGTATACGATGTAAAAGAGCTTACCTCGTCTGTAGAGTTTAGCCTTGATAGATTTCGCTTGGCTGAGAAAAGAATTTTAGCAGGTGAAGATGTAGATGATCTTTATATTAAAGACACCTTATCACGCGAACAACTGCTCGAGCGTGGCGTTGTAACTATGGATGATATAAATAAGTATGTTGACCCTGCTGCGTAGATGCAGTAGAACTATACATATATAAGGAGCAAATGTTATGGATAGAAAGAATTTTATTGGCGGCAGCGATGCCGTTAAGATAATGGATGCTGAGTGGTATGAGCTTTGGCAAGTCAAGATGGGTCTAAAAGAACCAGATGATTTGAGTAGCATACTTGCAGTACAACTTGGTGTTCACACTGAAGAGTTTAACCTAAGATGGTTTGAAGAAAACACAGATCAAACTGTAGACTCAAAGCAAATGATATTTGAAAATAAAATATCTGGTGTGCCATACAAAGGTACAATTGATGGGATGGTAGGTAGCAGTATCATTGAGGCAAAGCATACGTTTCAGAATAACAAGATGGAAGATGTGCTTACACAATACATGCCACAGATACAGCTATACATGATGTTGTCTGAGTCACCTGCATGTTTCTTGTCTGTAATCTTTGGTAACAACAGATGGGACTATGCCAAAGTAAGATACGATGAAAAATATGTTGAAGGTATGAAAACAATCATAGCAGATTTCTGGGGATACGTTGAACGTGGAGAAGAACCAGTAGGTATAGATGAACCTAATCTATCTATAGATAAAATACCTGTAGATGAAATGGTTAAACGTGATGCCAGTACAGACAATATGTTTATGGATAATGCAGTTACATATCTCAACAAACAATGGGATCACAAGCAGTTTGAAACTGCAAAAGAAAACTTAAAAGGAATGGTCGGTGATGATGAACGTGAGGTTTATTGTGACCAGTTAACTGTGAAGAGAGACAAACGTGGATCACTTCGTATCAATGTAAGGAGCAAAGCATGAGTTTAGAAATATGGAATTCAGTATCAAAGTCTGATAAAAAATATCTTAAATCAGTACAATATGGTCAAAGAAAATTTACTGCTATTGATGCACATTATCAGATCAAAGCAGCAACAGAAAAGTTTGGACCAGTAGGTGAGGGATGGGGCTATCATGTAGATACAATCATTCACAATCTATCGCCAGATGATACAGTTATTATAGCTAATGTAAGTGTATGGCATGGATCACCAAGCAATGTGTATGGTCCTGTCTCTGGCTGTAAGTCTCTTATGCGCAATGGCAAAGTAGATGAAGATGCACCAAAGAAAGCTATGACTGATGGGCTAACCAAAGCACTATCACACTTAGGTTTCAACGCTGATGTATTTCTTGGTGAGTTCGACGGTAACAAGTATACCGATAAGGACAAACCTGATTGGTAATTACTACCAAAGAAATGGTTCAACAAGTACCCT